CGAGTAAGACAAGCGGTACTGGAGATTATGCTACAACAGGCGATTTACAGTCTGGTAAAGGAAGCGGCGGTGTAGCAATGACCATTAATGACGGTTATGGTAATGCTAACTTAACATTTAATCATAGAAACGGGACACCAGAACAAGCCGGTAATGCTGCTAGAATAGAAGTTAACACTGATAGTACTTCAGGTGCTAGTATGAATTTTGAAGTTAAGTCAAATGTCGCAGCTAATAGTGCTATCCAAACAACTACAATTCTTAATTTAGCAGAAACAAATTCAACCTTTTCTACAAACTTATTGCCTTCTGCAAATAACACTAAAAATTTAGGAGCATCTGGAACAGTATGGAATACAGTTTATGCTACGTTGTTTAATGGTACAGCACTTGAGGCATACTATGCTGACCTTGCTGAAAATTATCTAGGTGATAAAAAATACGAACCAGGTACAGTAGTTGTGTTTGGCGGTTCGGAAGAAGTTACTACAACAGATCAAAAAGGTAATTTTAGAATTGCCGGAGTTGTATCAACCGATGCTGCTTACTTAATGAACAGTGGTCTTGAAGGCGACACAGTAATGCCAATAGCACTTCAGGGTCGAGTACCATGCAAAGTTATAGGCAAAGTTGAAAAGGGAGATATGTTAGTTACTAGTGCAATTTCAGGATATGCAATGGTTGACAATAGACCAAGTGTAGGTACTGTAATAGGTAAAGCAGTTGGTACTAAGGATACTAGTGATAAAGGTGTAGTTGAAGTTGTAGTAGGTAGATCCTAAAAGAGCTCGATCATTTTAAAAACTGTTTCTAACTTAGCCCTATTAATTTTACTATTAAGAGTATTACGCAAGCCTTGGTGCAAAGGCTTTGGCCAGTGATTAAATTTTACCCAAGCATAACCAGTGTGTTCGCCATTTAGATTAGGTATAAACTCTTTCTCGATTACACAAAGATATGTATGAAATTGAAAATGCTTATCACTGCTAATAAATGTTTCTAATGGAATTGTTTTTTTAATAGTAGGCAAACTTCCTATCTCTTCTACTATTTCACGCTTTAAACCTTCCCACGGTGTTTCTGAACTTTCATTTGTTCCACCAACAATACCCCATTGATTATTTCTTTTACTGCCATTTCTATACAGCAATAAAAATCTATTTGTGTCTAATGTATAAAATAAAGCACCGCTACAGGTAATATCACTCGTCATACAAGTAATTATACTTCTAAGGAAAGTCTCCATGTTCCTACTGGATATTCACCATCAATGCTTAATAACCAAGATCCATCTGCATATCGATACTGTATACTTGTGTTTAAATTTGTTGTATAGGTAATTGTAGTTGACTCACTTGCATCAAACACAATAATCCATTTAGCGCCATCCCATTCTATTATATCGTTTGCACTAGCTACAAAGTTAGTATTATCATTATTCTTCCATGCCACTGCGCCTTCGACAGCACTAGTATTGCCAATATCGCCGAGTAATAGTAAACGAACTCCGGCGGCCTTTACTGTCGTAGGATTAAAGGTACTAGGATCAATAATAAAATCTACACTTGTTCTGCCACTAATAATAGTATCTTGAGGAAAACTATCCGAATCCCAAGAAATATTTAAAACTGTTTCGTTTAGAGGATTGAGGCTAATTGTACCTGTTGGTGTTGCTGATGAATCTTTATTATTCAGATATATTCTTGATATATCGGCTGTAAACTTACCAGGTTGGGTTTCAAATATATCATTCCAATTTATTGTACCTAAACTACCTTTATGTATTATTTTTGCGGTAGTACCTTCAACATAGATTGCATAATTTAAATAGTTTACATTAGCCATTTGGCTTGATATCTCTGTAACTGCTTTTCTGCCACTTGCTGTCTCTGTTACTCCAGCTGTAATTCCGTCATCGTATGCATTTACTTGAGGTTGAGTAATTCCAGATTCAATATCACCAGTAGTTTCATCAAATAAACTTGTAATAATATTTTGTATTACACCTAAACGTTTTACCTTTGCAGGTGGTGAAATATAGATTGGAATAATAAAACTAAGCGTAGCTATATCTACTTCACTTTCGATCCCTACTGGTACAGTTCTATTACTCCAGTTAATATTTTCTAATTCTAGTGTAGTAATACTTGTCCAGTCAATAAAATTATCTGTAGTCTGTAATTCTAGTGTAGGATTAAACCATACACCTATTTGTTCTATAATTTGTAATTTTTGATCTGTATTACTTGTCCATACATCAACATTTGCTTTAAGTGTAAATGGAGTTGGCATTAAGCGTTCAACGGTATAATTTTTGCCTTGGGTATTAAGATATTCGTTTGCATTTTCATCAAACTCTCTTTCTTTAATATTGATTTTATTTACAAAAGATGGATCTTGTGTTCGTTCTCTATCTTGATCTAACCCTGTTATATAAACACTCATTCGTGGAACACTTGGTAATTTATTTTCAGAATTATCTCTAATTAAGTTTGCTACTTGTCTGGTCAAATCGCCATACATAACTGGCACAGTAGTTATTTTTCCTTTACCGTCCTTGACCGGAAAGTTGCTCATTATACGCATTAGCTGTGTAATATAGCGCCTAATTTGTCCATCATAAAAATGTTGCATTAATTATCTGCCTTTGGTTTTAGAGCTTTACTAACAGCTTGACGCTCGGGTATAGTATCGCCACCTATTGTGTTATTTGCACTATTATTAATAAATCCTGCTTTCAGCGTAGATCTTGTATTTGAATTTGTAAGTGTTTCACGTAAGTTATCTTCAACCTTAATCCACCTAGTTCCGTCAAATCTAAATAATCTATTAGGCATATAATCTGTTCTTAAAAAATAGTCTCCAGAATCGTTTGATCCTGGAAATGATATCCCGCTACCAAATGCACTACCGTTAGGAGTTTCTCCGTCACCATAATCAACAAGATAACCAGAGTATCCGTCTTTCTCTGGAGGACCACTTGTGGTAATGTCTCCACCGCCGTTAGGATTTTCTATTTGCTGTAAGTCAGCAGTTCCGTCAGCATTACGTGCTATTGTGTAAAAATGACTTGTTTCATATCCACTTAGTGGTGCTTCAACCTCTGCTTGAGCAATTACTGCATTGTTTATCTGCATTTCTTTTTCGTAAGTAGAAAGCAAGTCACGTAACGTGTTGCTACCTGGTTCTTCCTCATTAGCAGGTAGATCTAATATCTCACTGTATTCCTGACCGTCGTATATTTGTTTTAGTTTTAGTCTATATAAATGTGGATACCATGTATGACTAAACCCTTCTGAACCTCTACTTACGTCTTCGATTACATAAAATCGTTTTAGTGCAATATCATAATCGTTTAGTGCATACTCATCTTTTAAATGTGGCAACTCAATAACATCACCACTTAACGGTTTACGACCTATTGTTTTTACAATACTTCTAATATGCACAGTCATAAACAATGTATCGTTCGATAAGAACAATCCAAATTGACTTAAATCAAAATCAATGTCTTGTACATTATAAATTGCTCTGTGCGTGTACACATCTGGATCATATTTACGATCTCTGTTTTCAAGAAACAACAAATCTTGTATGTTAGTTTCCTTTACAGCATCGTATTGAGGCTGTACTGCATCTGCTTCACCCTCAGGTAAATTGTTTGATCCAAGATATTTATGGATATGAATGTCGGTTCCCCCAACAGTAAACATTTCTAGAATTTGTCTGTCAATAAATTCATAATCATTACCGCGCTCGGGTTTATATAAAGATAACTTTGGCATATACATATTTATCGTTACGATAAATACTATACGGAGATTTCATATGAGTAGTTTAAAAACAAAAAAACAAGAGGTATTTGATTATGTTAACGCATTTTTAGGCGGAGGCATGATTGATGTTGAACTTGACCCAATACATTACGAAACTGCTTTAACAAAGGCATTAACACGTTTTAGACAGCGTTCAGATAATTCAGTTGAAGAATCTTATATGTTTATGCCTACAATTGTAGATACTAATGAATATACGTTACCAAGTGAAGTAATTGAAGTGCGTAAGTTATTTCGTAGATCAATTGGATCACGCACCGGCGGCGGTGATGGCGGCTCAATATACGAGCCGTTTAATTTAGCATATACAAATACATATCTAATGTCTAGTTCAAACTTAGGGGGATTAGCAACATATGATATGTTTAGCCAATACCAAGAACTAGTAGGCAGAATGTTTGGTTCGTTTATTGAGTTTAAATGGAATACTTCAACTAAGAAATTAACGTTATTACAGCGTCCTAGATCAACTGAAACACTAATGTTATATTGCTACAATTATCGCCCAGATGAACAGTTACTTGACGACTATCTAGCAAAACAATGGATTAAAGATTATACACTTGCTGGTTGCAAATATATGCTAGGCGAGGCACGTTCAAAGTTTGCAACTATTGCTGGACCTCAGGGTGGAAGCACTCTTAATGGTGATACACTTAAAGCAGAAGCACAAACTGAAATGGATAAACTAGAACAAGAAGTTATACAACAAGTAGCTGGCGGCGCAGGTTATAGTTTCCTAATAGGTTAAAGATCATTGTCGTGTATGTATAATTGAATAAGTGCATAGTGCAACACCTTCATTAAATCTTTACGAGCGTCAGCACGACTGCCCTTCTTCCCATAACGATTTGAATACTTGTCAACATTTCCCATACAAAAACCAGTACCATGTCCGC